TACCTGGGCCAGCGGCTTCCAAGGTTGCAACTTGTGCAGCCAAGGCGGCGATAGCGGTTTCGGCAGAAGCGATAGTAGCAGCGTTAGCAGCGTCAGCAGCTTCACGAGCAGCAGTTTCCGAGGTCAGAGCATTCTGGATAACGGTTACAGCAGATTGCAGGTCAGCAAGTGCGGTAGAGCCTTCCAAAACGTCCAAACGGGAATCCAGAGCAGCCAACTGAGCCAAGATTGACTGAGCAGTCAAAGTGTCGCCAGAGGTGTTAGCAGCCAACAGGGCGTTCAGAGCTGTGATCTGAGCTTGCAGGGCGTTAATGTCAACTTCACCAAGTGCCAGCACTTGGTCAAACTTGTCTTTTACAGCACTACCTACTTCGGTACCAAACGTAGCGGCCAAACACTGGACTAGGACCGTTAGGTCTTCATTGTAATCTTCCATGAGAACTCCTTTATTGCCTGCACTCAAGCAGCAGGCGACTCTTCACCTAGCGGAGTGCTTTGTGATTCTGCACATACAGTGCCGTTCAGCACTGCATTTAATTGTTCTACACGAGCCATATGGGAAGCAACTTCTGCGGCAATCATGCAACGCAACAGGGCACCGATTTGTGCCCCTGCGTCAGCAAAGGCACATTTCAGCTTCTCTTCGAGCTCGTTTTCCATTACGTGTCGGAAGTACGAATCGCGGTTGCAGAGCCTCCAGCAGAACCCAAGGTACCAGTAGTCTCAAAGGTCTTGATTGGAGAGCCACCACCGTCACGAACACGGATGTACAGTCCACGGTTGCTAGAGTACACGGAAGTGAAGCTGGCTGTTGAGGAGCTGGCCAATACGTCGATGTAGCTGATGTACGTGTTAGCAGCATTAGCAGCGCCGTTGGTGCTAAAGTTGGTGGACGTAATGGTAAAGGTGGAGCCGCTCCATGCGGAGTAAGCATGACGAGTGTAAACACCGTTAGCCCGCAGAATACGGATGGTTCCAGTAGAAGGTGTGTCAAGTGGGATAGACCCGTTGACGACTACGGCGGTAACTGCAGCACCTGACAAGGCTCCATTCAGGGTGAACTGAGCTTCGTTCAGTACGCCGCCGGACTCTGGACCAACCAGCACGTAGTCTTCGCCGGACACCAAGCCTCCGACCGTGAAGGTCACATAGTTTGGCGGTGTGCGCTGGGTGTTGGTCAAGTCGAACACTTTGTCTGTCGCAGCCAAGTCTGTTGCTTCCAGCGCGAAACCGTAAGCACCAATCAGAGCGGAGCCGGTGGAGACACCGCAGAATGGGAAGCTGAGCGTACGCTCGGTCACGGTACCGTTCACCAAGCAGGTCTTGCCTCCTGCCTGGTTGATGGTCATGTTGTCGGTCGGAATCACGCCAGTCAACAACTGAATCCACATGGTGCCTGTGGTGCCGCTGTCCAGCAGGGCCAAGAGTTGGCCGGTGCCGGCTGTGGCGCCAGAGCCCCAAGTTACTGGGGTTGCCTGCACGAATGGTCCACTAGCTTCAGCATCATAGGCAAACTGGTGCGTGATACCTCGGAACAACTCGCCGTTCAAGCCGTAGATGGTGCTGGCGGACTCTTGGCGAGTCAACCACTTCATGCGCTCGTAAAACTGGTTGATTGTGTAGGTATCACGGTCCCACTTGGAGTAATAGAACTCACTGACCGAGTTGTTGTCAACGTCAATTCCGTTGTAACCTTCGCTCAAGTTGGCGATGGAGTTGTAACCGGCGATGGTACCTACGACTGTCTGGTTGTTCAAGTCGTCAGCGTACGTCAAGGCCGCCACGTTATTACCACGGGAAGTTCCGTTAATCGGGAACTGGGAGAAGGTCTTTCCCCACACACGGGTCTGCGTCAGCAGGCGTCGTCCGTCGATGTCTGCAGCCGCCGTACGCACTTTCAACATGAAACGGTGTGAGATTCCGTTTGCAGCGTTGGCGTTCAGGCCCTTCAAGGAGCCGCCGAATGGGATGGTGTTCCAGAAGTCGTTGACAATGATGGCACCGTTCTGCACCACTTGCATGTCCATACCAGCATTCGCGTACACCAGCAAGCCGTCATAAATTACGTCGCCGTTGGTCTGGATAATAGAACCATCGAACAGGTGCTCACTGGCAATATCGTCGATATTGAACCCGTTGATGAGCGTGATAATGTTGTCGGTCGAACGCTCAGAGGGCGTCAACCGCGTAATGTCCATGTAGTCATCGCCACTCGCTACGGCGTCGTCAGCGAGGTCTTGCAACCAGCGGTGAAACTCAATGACGTTGTAATAACCCGCACCGGACGCGCCGTGGGCTGCGCCGATGTAGCGGATGTCTTTGTCCGCTTGAATCTCGAAATCTGTTGCAATAGGCATGAACTAACTCCTGAAGGTACCTTAATACGCTGATTCTAACCTTCAGGGGTATGGTGAGCTACTGTCAATCTTTAGGCACTCAGCACGACTTTTATCAGCGGCTCTTCAGTTCCGGGCAGGTCTACGGTAAATCGGTCATTCTCAGACGACTTCAGCTTGCCGAAGTCCTCGACGTGTACGAGGGCCTTCGAGCGGTGGTTGTAAATCATAGCGTAGCGAGCGGCTATCGAGCTACCGGGCCAAACAATGGAACCGCTGAAGGTCATCCAAACAGACTTTTCGGAAGCCTCATACTCTGCCTTGGGCAGGTCTTTACCCCCTGCGATGTAACCCGGCCCTTTTACTTCACCTGTGCGGGAGTACGCCTCGCCCGGCTTCTCCAAAAACAGGGCAAGCTTATACAGGTCTGATGCCCTGTGCTCGCCCTTAAAGAACGAGAGTAGGTGTTCACTGTTGTGCATCGCTCACCTCGAAATCTGAGAGACGGCCGTCTTTGTCACGAATGATTTTGACTTTGCGCTTGGTCGGTGACTTAGCCTCCGGTGCAATACTCAAGTTTAGTTCGATGGGGTCCTGCTGCATGTGGACTTGTGTGGGCTTTTGGTTCTGCTGACTCATCACATAGGTGAGGTCTTGCATTGCCTTCAAGGCCTGCTTTGTAGTCTCGTTCGCCTGCTCGCTTTGGGCATGTGCCAAGGCCAAGTTGGGGTCCACTTCTGCTTTTGCTGGTGGGCCTTTGGGCTGCTGAGGTGTGTCAGGTTTTGGGGTCGTGGAGGTCCCGCTGGCCGGATTTGCAATCGGCGCTTGTGCCTGTGTACTGCGGAACATGGTTCCGCTCTTGGGCGTGTAACCTGCTGGAGGCAACTGGCCGGTGAGTTTTAGGCTACATTCGTTATCGTCCAATAGGCCTAGAGACAGCAGGTCAAGGATACGTGACTGCTCCATACTCTTGAACGCTTCAAGTTCCTTGGCAGGGCGCAGGTCGAGCTCTTCGTAAGCGAATTCTACATACCCGTCAACCCCCATAATACGGATGGCCACTGTCAGGGCTCGGCTGTAGACCTCGTTCAATTTCCGGCGCAGCATGTCAGAAGACTTGAGGTACAGCAGGGACTCTGTTGAGCTGGCATTGGCAGAGCTACCGAAGCCCAAGGCTACTGGCAAGGTCTTCACGCCCGACGCTAACTTTGCGTTCAATACCTTCTGTACCTGTTCTAGGATGTCGCCGGGGCTATGGCCACCGTCTAAGTAGGCGTAGGACACCATGTCGAAAGAGACTAAAGCGTCTTCTGGGCTCAAATTGTTGACCACGCTCTGTACTGCAGAAATAACAGTATTCTGGTACGTGGCCCACTTCTCGGGGTCTGCTAGAATCTCTGGTGGTGTCATTTTCTTGAGCTTGTCTGTATCTATACTGGCAGACAAGCGGGGTAGGATGGCCCGCTTGAGCACTCTAGACATGTCTTGGTTAAAATCTATATCAGCGATAATCGCTTTAATGCTTGATTCTAATGGGCTAGTTGGGTGTAGCTGGCTGGAGCTTTGGTCTACGCTGGTGTAGATGACAGTGGCGAGGTCCAGAGAGATTTCATCTCCACCTACTTTCTGGGCTAGTCTGAACGAATTATCTTCCTCGTAAAATACCAGGGTTGGGGGCGCAATCACGTTCAAGCTGGCTGGGATGCGGGCTTTATCAAGCGCTACCTCAAGGCATGCAGCCCCTTCGAGCAGCAAGTCTCTGGCCAAGGTTTCGCTGATGGACTGCAGCCCCTGTTGGGGGCCGAAACTTCCATCAGCAGCGCCGAGGTAGGTCAAGCGGCGTAGGAGTTCGTGCGCCAAGGCCGTGGCATTTGGGTCTACCTTGCCGTCTAGGTCTCTGCCGATAACTGTGAAGTGTTCGGGGATGCCCGTGCGAATTGCAAGGTAAATGGCTGCGGACAGCTCGGCGGACTGGATTGAGGCCTCACGCAGAACCTGGCTCGTGGTTGAGCGGCTTCGAAGGTCAGTCAGGCGGTCTAAGCTCTTGAGGTTGCGCTCCGTTCTTGTCTTCGCGCTTGTTGACGGAGTTACATCTGTCCGATAGCCGGGGAGGGATATTGGCGCATTTGGGGCCTTGGGCAGTGGCGGGGGCTGCAATGTAGCGGCTTGCCAGAGGGCTTTGAAGGGGTTCATGTTGGTGTTCCTGAGTTTGCAAATTCTTTGTGGTATTTCACGGCCGCTTCTCGATATGCTTGAGCTGCATCTTCGAGGTCTGTGAAGTAGCCTAGATGTATCTGCTTGCCTTCGTGCCTGATTTGGGCGCTCCATTTCTGGTCTCGCTTGTGCCAGTGGACTCCTTTGTGGCCGGAGGTGTTACGGCTAGGAATTCCTTGGTTGTATTGGTTCTCTGCATTCGTCGCAGGCCTCAAAAAGGCTTTTCGATTATCAAGTTTATTGCCATTTCGGTGGTCAATAAACTTTCCCTCTGGGTCTCCCATTACAAGTCTGTGCAGCCTGAGCAGTCCTAGGGGCCGATATGTCACTACGTAGCCGCCACTAAGGCACCAATTATACTGTCCAACTAATTCCGCATCTTCAGCATCTATAGTAGCCTCTGTGCCGTCGGCTAAGAGCACGTATCCTATTTCACCCTCAATTCTAATTGGTCGTTTTTCCATGTTCCAAACTTTCAGTGTTTTGCCGGCTTCTCCAGTCTGGAGTTTAGCGGCGGTGGCTTAAAGGAGGGCCAGCAAAACACTAGAAGCTCGCTGACCGCACGTTGGGACTCCAATCCCAAGTGCGTTTATACCATAACCTCGCGGTCTGCGCAGATTTATTTCCGCACCGCAAAACTCGTCACGAGGGGCACATTGCCCGTATTCACCGGGCTCACAGTCCCCCTTAACAAGGTCGCCACGTACATGTACAGCATGGCCAAGAAGAAGTGGTCCACCCCGTCGCTTTTCACCCATGTGTACATCAGCTCATCGCCCTTGAAGGTCTGGGTCCGTTTCATCGACAAGATGTGCGCCTTCAGTTTCTTATCATCATCGTCAGACTTCTTGCTGATGAGTATCTTTCGCCCCTTGAACAGCAACATCAATTCGTCAAGCGCTCGTGTCCTGTTAATTCGGGCCAAGCGTAGGTTCAGCTTGCCTTCTTCAGCGTTTGCCTCTTTCTCTTTGATGGTGAACAGTTCCACGTTTTTACCTGTAGAGAAGTCTGCACCGTAAGCATTCACATCGAAGTCTGTAATAGCCCCTACCATAGGTGTATATGGGAAAGCATCCATTACGCTTACAGCGCAGCGGTACTGTCGAATTAACTCTGAACGCCTAGTAGTAAACTGATTTACAGGTACCGACTCTCTGTGAATTACCAGTAACTCACCTGCCTGTGTACGTCTACCGATTACGATGTGACATAGAAGGCCCATGTCGGCTCCAAAATAGCTTATCTCGGAACTGGCTAGGTCGGCGTGAATCATAGCAGATTCTACATCAGAATCTGTAATTTGCTCATTACTATCCTCCGCCTCTAACCCAAGCACCTGATTTTTCCACTCGGCGCGGGTAGCGAATTCGGTAGAGGTGCGAACCAAGTAGCTGGGCTTCAGTACCTCACAGCAAGTCACCGGCCCCACGTAAAAAGTGTTGGCCTCGTAATTCTCGTTTGGGTTTTCGCACACCCACTCCAAGCTGTGGCGAGTGAGCTTGGGGTCAAGTCCGCAGTGTGGGCATGCCCAGTGGGCCTTCTGCCAGCGAGTGTTAATGATGTTGTGCTTGTCCAAGTCCTCTAGCTCGCCTTTGAATCCCGGTATCCTGATGTCCAACTCGTAAGTCGGCAGCCACTTGTGGCTGCAGTGGGCACAGGTGGCCATACTTCTGAAGCGCTTTGACGCTTCGGCCTCGCGGGAGATACCGATACCCCGGATAGTGGGCGTCGAGAATTGCTTAATAATGCCAAGTTGGCTCGCCTGTAGGCGGGACCGGAACTGTTTAACGACGTTCTCGTCACATCTGTCTAACTCATCTATAACCAGGCAATCCGCGCTAATGGACAAGGCGGCTGTTTCAGACTTAGAACCCCGCGTGAACAAAAAATTGTCCCCAAATTGTTTTAATTCTACAGAATCGACCTCTTTATTAAGCGTAGATTTAAGCCTTGGGCTGCCATAAATCAGGGGATTTACCTTGGTTGTCGTTAGTTTTGCTGCATCAGACGCTGTTGGCAAGGCATAAATACAGTTAAACTTAGGTTGAGTAGCTAAAGCAGCCAAGAAGTAAGCCTGTGTTGAGGTTGTCAAGCCGATTTGAGCGCATTTAACTGTATTTGTCACTCTACTTGTATTGTTTACAATATCAGCTTGGAACGAATACTTACCGCTCATCGACATGAGTTTGCCCTCCAAGTAGATATACTTTTCAATCCACTCGGACAAATTGTTTAGGTGATATACATCCCTCGCCCCGTCGGACAAGCGCTGAAAGTGGTCTAAAATCATACTTTTAGCACCCCTTTGTAGTGCTCTAAGAAGGTTTCTCGCACTTCTGGCATTGCTTTTAAGGTATCAATCAAGGCACTCTCAATTTTTTGTATGTTTTCCAACGTGTGTAAATCACTCTGCAACTTCACAAGTTGGGAGATGACTGACCCGATAGCGTTCAAGGCTTGTACCCTGTAATTCAAGGGCTCGTCTGAAATTTCGGCATCCTGCAGCATGTCCTTGGCCTTTTGGTACTGGAGCAGAAGCTCAGC